ATGGGGTGGTGGTGCAGGATAACTACAAAACAGCTACAACATTTCTACTTTATTATTTTACGTCAATAAGACGGGACTTCACGTATTCGGAAAGAAAAACGATTCGGCTTTGAAGTCGGCAGGCGAGGCACCGTTCCATGGTTCACGGAGAATCATGTAGGGAGTGCCCATAAACCCACCGTACTGTGTGTCGTCAGATGCGGCACGCCACATCTTCCAACCACCAGTAGGTTGGCCTTCGTTAAACCCGCACACATAAAACTTTGTGTGTGCTAGTCCAGAGTCCCAGGTATAGTCACCTGGGTTTCCTTGTCCAGTGTCGCCCTGCACCGGAGTGGGCAGAGAGTACCTAACATAGGAATTATTGTAGGGTGGGAAATACACCCTGTCCAGCGAGTCAGGTTCAATGACATGCTGGAGACTGAACTCGTCGTAGGGGAACGAGACAGGAGCAACGAGGTCGTTGCGGATGTTGTCGACACGAGTGTTGACCAAAATAGGTTCACCACCGCTCTGATTGCCGAACGTTACCGTGACCCCACCTCGCACATACTGATACAGGGAGCCCACGTAGGAGTACCAATCATGGAACTCTTTAAACGCGGGAACACCGCCAGTGGCTGTATACCAGGCAGTGTCTCTGAACAAGTCTATTGCGAAGGGGTTTGAGCTTTGTAGGAGGTCAGCAGTTGCGACCTTCACTAACTTACTCCTCATTGCAAGCTGTTTCAACGACAAGATTTTCTCACCAATGCACAGAGCTGCCATGTCAGTGGTTGCCGAGGGCAGAATAGTAGAGCCAATAGGTTTGGAGACAATAACATTGTCACCAACTTCAAGACCAGACTCATACGAAATTCCGTCTAATGTTTCGGGCAAAACACCTGGACCCAGGTTGACTGCAACCGTATCGTCTTGTGGTAGATACGGCCAGTAGCGGGGGTCCGAGGGACAAGCAAACTCCATGTCAGAACATGCGGCGAACTTCACTCCTATGTCAATGGTACCGGGTACAGTGGCGTTTTCCGTAACTAAAGCGTTGAGTACGAATACGTGCACATAACCATATGGTCTCTCAGTAGACAAATAAGGAACGAAGGAGGTGAAAGGAAAAGTGATCTCGAAAGTGTTGCCCTTGCGTATGTCGACGATGTCCTTGTGACAATTTATCGCATCCGAAATAGTGTTAACACGCGATGGCGCGATTGAAACACCCTCTGGATTGATGGGTTCAAAGACCACAAGGTATCGTCCGCTATGGAACACAGTCTTTGCAAATTCCATGGTAAGCTTTAAGCTGCCTCTATATTTCATGAAGGCGTTAGCAATGAAAGCCATTGGGTGCATTATAATTGCACTGTTTATATCTGAACGAGCCTTCATATTAAAAGGTGATAGAGGCATCGTAAAGATTCTGTTACCAACGGGTTCCAAAACTGTAGTAGCAAACCGGAACATTGCAACGTCTGCTTGACACAGGAACGCGAACGAGGCTTCGTCTTGTTCGGTAAGACCAATTTGATTGGACACTGCGACCGAAGCTGCAGTAGTCATTGCCATTTGGTCAGCGTAATCCGTACCGTCTGTTTGATTCAGTTTTGCTACACCACGTTTCAAATAAACGTTTGGTGTGACTGTCGTAGACGGGCGTGAATAGCCGAAAGCCGAGAGCACATTGCTCGCAACGCCTGTGACCCAAGCGAGAGGGGCCATGAAAGAGGATAAAAGCGGTACCGTACTTGCTGCAGTTGCGGCACTGGAAAGTGCAGCTACCTTAGTAGACAGCGGTACATTTTTCTCCTCAATTTCGAGGTTTCCTTGATAGGACACCGTTTCGGCAGCTGTAGGAGCCAGAAGGTCGATGTCCTCGAATGAGACGTAAGAAGTCCATGAATATGGATTCCCACGGTGGGGGAGGTACTCCGTAATGCGGAAGAGGCCGGTGTCGTACTTCTTGTTAGTGATATCAAAGTGGGTATAAGGCCCACGGTGAGGAATCTTAAGTACGACCTCCGTGTCTGTGTTCAGATCAATCTCCACATGAGGCAATTGCGTCGTGTGGCGAAAGTCTTTGCGTCTCGTAACGTAATACGGGTTCCCTGGTTGGAATGACAGAATCAGTCGACCTGAGGTAAACTTATCTGCGTTCACAACGAAGCGCACTACAACAGTAGCTCGGATTCCCATGTATCCCCTAACCTTCTCTAAGTGGAAAGGGGACGCAGTCAAAAGTGCACTGTGAGAGAAATAACTCACGTCTATTGGTGAACCAACAGCCTGAATTCCCTGTTGAATAGGGACGGGTTGGCTTAATAGTTCTCGTAGAGTTAATCTGCTCCAGTCGGGTGCCCTCAGAAGGTCGAACCCAGCAGTTTTTCCTGCAAGTTGTGGGGTAGCAGTACGGGCTATATTATCCGTACTGAAGGACGTTGTGGCATGCGATTGTGCCGCAGCGTCCTCTTGAACATGTACTATTGTACTTTCTTCAGTGGTGGCGGTCCGTTTAATTAGGTAGAGTAGCGCGTGGACCGACGCATAGCTCTCTACCCGGAGTTTCCCTGGACGTTATACTCTGTCCTGGTGTCGTACGACTAAACAGCCGAGAGTGTTACACATTAAAGCCTGACAGTGAACCTTTTGACTCCGTTTATCGGTGCACTGATGGTAACCAGAAATGTGCCTGGGCATTCCGCCCCTGCCGCGCGAGTTTAACGTCCCCGCAGACGGGGGGGCCGGTCAAGTATGACCGGCCTCCGAAAGTTGCGAGTTTAAGGCCCCCGCAGGCCGGATGTTTTTGCACTTAAAAGTGCTCAGACATCCAGGGCGGAGTGTACTGTTGTACTTCCGCAATCTGGGCTGCCCACGTAGGGAGTGGAATGTGTGCACCATATTGTTCTTCTGCAGCTGCGACTAGCTGCGGAGCGTAATGGTTGTACACCTCCCTTCCGTGGAGTGACAATTCCCGTATGCTGTTGATCACGTTGTCTGTTGTGATCGAGAGCGCTGAGCCACCCTTCTTTGTGAAGTAGCTCATCTCGAGGACCGTGTCAAGGTCCAACGGGGCGACGATTCGGTCGAGTGCTGGCTCGTACCTGAACTCGCGCTTGAGGAACGAAATCTCATGGATAGTGCGGTAAGCAGGTGGGTTGAGATTGGTTTTGTCCTCGCACGTGTAGGTCAGGCCTTTTGCTGGAGCATGTGCCATGATCGTCTTTTGATTGAACACGTCAATCACGCTGGATGCGATGTTGAGGATATTGTCGTCCCCATACATTTCCACTCGCACGCACTCCTCAAAGCCTTTCATGCTGAGGGATCTGGTAGGGTACATATGGCGTGTGCAATCCATCCAGACAAGCCGAAAGGCAATCAGTCCGAAAATGGAGTTCATGATCGAGGTCAGGGGGTTGCCTGAAGGCAACCCATGGTCCTGCTCGTACACCTTTCTCCCTGTAAGGTAGCGTGGTTGTGAGAGCGACACCCCCACCGCGTCAACAGCGGTGTTCAGTTCGGGGTCCTCAAAGGCACACAAGCTCTTCAGCACCTTGATAACTGCGGTCAAGAGCTGGCACGATTGGCTGTTGTCGTAACCGGAGAAATCACCTGCGACCACATGGGGTCCGAGGCACGTAATGTGCTTGACGAGGTGTTCCCAGTCTTTTGAGTAGGGATTGATTCCCACAGCAATGCCGTTGAAGATCTTGTTGTCGACCAGGTCGCTCGCCACAGCTCCAAAGAGCATGCGCGTGACGACAGTAGCGACGATGTCGTTGGCACGGATGATCCTGGTCTTACCAATAGACACTTTTTCGAGGGACAACTTTTCGTCCTTCAATGTGTCGATACTGATGAAGCCAGGGTCAATACCCGCCTTGCAAGCTTCGAGGGTGGTGTTAACCTCCCTTTCAACGTACTTTGCGCCGGGTGTGTCAAAGACAAAATCGCCTTCTTGGCCGAAGGCTGCAGTCTTCCCTGGGTTGAAGAGGCTCGGTCGGTACAAAGCCGACACGCCTGCAGATTTGGAACGGGGTATGGGTTTGAGGTTCGTGAGATCCTTTGCTCCCTCGACTGCTTCACGGAAAGTGAGCAGCCTGTTCTTGTTCCTGATGCAAGGCTTGAGCATCTTGACAACGCTGAGAACCGCTGCTTCAACATCCTGCTCATTAGTAGTGACATTGACTGTCATCTGCTTCTGGTGAGCGAGGTGGAGCGGCGACTTGACTGTGCCGTCTTGTGCCTTGAAAGGCGCCAGGCGTGCCAGCCCCTTGGTAGGGGCTCCAAGCACGTCATACAGTGGACTTTTGATGTATGCTGACTTCTCTGGTTGTACAGCACGCACGGGCAGCACGTCGACGACGTCCATTCTGGACTCGTGTTTGATGACGATGTCTGCCTCGATGTCCGCGTATATGCGCTCGATCTGAGGCCGGAGCTTGGCGATCTGTGTTCTGAGATAATCACTTGTAATGATTGTCCCGTAGCCGATCTTGCCTTCTCCGGAATCGCTG